GATGCTCAACAAAGCAGCAAAGGCACCAGGAAAGCTTGGCCAACGCGCTAGATTAGCAAAGACGCTCCGTGGATTTTGATCATGAGCGAGTTGAAACAAATCCCAGAAGTTGAAGCTAGACTGGATACGCACGAGCAGATTTGTGCGGAACGGTACAAAGGCATTCAAGAGTCATTTCAACGTGTGGACGACCGCTTCCAAGACGGTTCACAAAAGTTTAAACGTCTTGAATACATACTCTATGCAGTCATGGCAGCGGTGCTTCTAGGTCCAGGAGCGGCGGCTGCATTCTTCAAGAAACTCATAGGTCTGTAATGTTTGATCTACTCTCTGGTGGTCTTTTAGGCTCTATCTTTGGGGGTTTGTTTAGGCTTGCACCGGAAGTGCTGAAATTCTTAGATAAGAAGAATGAACGCGCTCACGAGTTAAATATGTTCCAGCTTCAAACTGATCTGGAGAAAATGCGTGGCGAATTCCGAGTGGAGGAGAAATATGTTGATTACTCTATCCAACAATTGGATTCCATCAAAGAGGCCTTTAAAGAACAGGCTGAAACGGCTAAAGCTGCGGGCTGGTTTGTGGCTGGAATATCTGCTCTTGTACGTCCCGGCATCACTTGGTGTTTATTTTTCATGTATGCATCGGTTAAGGCGGCTGCGCTTGTTATGGCGTTTCAAACGGGCGCGAACTGGACAGAAGTCGTAACCAAGGTTTGGGATGAAGATGATTTTGGCATCTTTACTATGGTGCTCACATTCTGGTTCGTTTCAAGAAGTATAGAGAAATATCAAAAGTCGTGAATGAAGAGGCAAAAGCGCTAGCAAGAGATGTACTCATCAAGCCCTTTGAAGGGCTGGCTAGGCTTCTGCCTGACGGAACCGTAACCTCTTATCCCGATCCGGGAACCAAGGGAAATCCTTGGACAATTGGCTATGGGTCTACTGGCCCAGACATCCAGCCGGGAACTGTTTGGACAATGAAGCAATGTGAGGATGCCCTAGACCATCACATCACTTACTTTTATGTAGGACTTTGCAAACTTAGTCCGACCTTTCCAAATGCCGCTCCGAGGAGGATTGCTGCAGTCACAAGCTGGGCGTACAATTGCGGGTTAGGAAATTACCGCATCAGTACGTTTAAAAAGCGCGTAGACGCATCGGATTGGGATGGTGCGGCTACCGAATGCCTCAAATGGAATAAATCCTCTGGGCGCGTTTTAGCGGGTCTCACAAGACGGAGGGCGGCAGAAGCTGCATTCATGCGATGAAATCACAAGTCAACAAAGCGGGCAATTACACGAAGCCAGAAATGCGTAAGAGGCTCTTTGATAGCATCAAAGGATCAGCCGTGCAGGGAACTGCAGCAGGACAGTGGTCAGCCCGTAAGGCGCAGTTGCTAGCCAAAAAATACAAAGAAAAAGGCGGCGGTTACCGTGATTGAGTTTGTCCAAAAGCAGCTTGAGGCTTCAGAGCGTCTTTACAGGGTTATGGCTGAGGATAACCAACTCCGTGCTCATAACCTGCAGATGTGGATTGACATGACTGCGGACTATCAGAAAAAGCTTGCAGATCGTGATCGGATTATTGAAGAGTTGCGAGCAGTGATTGCCAAGTATGAAGCGAAATGAAAGAGCCGCAGCAAAGCCTCAAGGAGTGGACCGCACAGAACTGGCGTACAAAATCTGGTAAACGATCATCAGATACGGGAGAAAGATACCTGCCTGAAGCAAAGATCAAGATGCTGACGCCACAAGAGTACGCAGCAACAACACGAGCCAAGCGCGAAGGAAAAAGGCAGGGAAAACAGTTTGTTCCCCAGCCTGAGTCGATTAGAAAGAAGGTGTGGTGATGCCAGCTTATGCAATGACCTACAACAACTTGGTAACAGACATCCAGCAGTATCTGGAGCGCACTGACACGGCTACGGTTGATCGCATTCCTACCTTTATTGGTCTTGCAGAACAGGTCATTGCAAGCCAGATCAAGTTCTTAGGCAACTTGACAGTCCAATCAAGTGCGATGATTGCAAGTAATCCAATCATTGATAAACCGGCTCGCTGGCACAAAACAGTCTCCATGAACGTCACGGTTGCTGGCAAGCGTTATCCTGTTTTACTACGAAAGTATGAATACTTGAGAGAGTATTGGCCTGATCCGACACAAACAGGGGTTCCCAAGTTTTACTGTGATTACGATTACACGCACTGGTTTGTAGCGCCAACACCGACGATTGCGTACAACTTTGAGGTGCTGTACTACGAAAGAGTCGCTCCATTAAGCACAGAGAACCAAACGAACTGGTTTACGGTTTACGCGCCACAGGCTCTGCTCTATGGTTCACTCTTGCAAGCTATGCCGTTTCTGAAGAACGATGAGCGCACACCGATATGGCAGGCGCAGTATGACGCCATTATTCAAACCCTAATGGCTGAGGATAAGCTGCGTATCGCTGATCGCCAGGCCATCGCTGCGGATAGTTAATCATGAGCTATACAAGTCCATTTACGGGCGACGTGGTCCTTCCGACTGACGTTTCTTACGAATCCATCACGTTAACGGCCAACCTACAACTAGTTTGGCCAGTTAATGGAAACCTCAGTACAGAAACGCCTGCAGCAAGGATCATGGATGTATCGGCATCAAGCGCTGGTCTTGAGCTGCGGATGCCGCCTGCCAGTCAAGTTTCAACAGGGCAAGATGCGCTGATCAAAAACACGGGCGCAAATACCTTTACAGTCAAAACTTACGGTGGCGCTGGAACCATCATTGCGATTGCCTCAGGTGAATCCAAGTACATTTACCTTACCAACAACTCAACAACCACAGGAACGTGGGCGAACTTTGCCTTCGGCACAGGAACATCATCAGCAGATGCTGCAACCCTTGCCGGCGCTGGTTTATTGGCTTCTGGACTAACGCTTAACCAAAGTCATCCGGTATCGTCCATCATTGCAGGTGCAAACATTTGCGGATTCAGATCGAGCCAAGACTTATGTATGGGGTGGCGGCGCAACATCCGTGACATTGCCTTCTGCTGTAACTGTAGGCAATAACTGGTTCATGCTCATTAAAAACAATGGCACTGGAACGCTGACTGTTGGTGCATCGGTAGGCAACATTGATGGCGCAGCAACAAAGGGCTTTGCGCCGAACGAATCAGCATTTTTAGTGTCAACAGGAACGGAATACGTCACCATCGGATATGGTGTTAGTACGCTATTTGAGTTTGGTGTCCTGACTAAAACGGTAACCACAGGAACGGTTACGCTGACCGCAAATGAAGCGGCCAATACGATCATGATTTTCAGCGGAACACTGTCAGGGAATGTGACCGTGATCGTTCCGCCAGTTGTTAATTTTTACATTGTCAGCAATCAATGTTCCGCACCAGGCGGTGAAACGCTGACCATCTCAACAGGCATTGGCGGTAGTGCTGTTGCCATCGTTCCAGCATCAGGGCAGGCATCATTATTTTGTGATGGCACCAATATCTACAATGCAAACACAACACAAGCAGGTGGTACGTCATTTTCCATCATCAATGGAACGGCGGGAAGTCCATCGTTGAACTTTGCAACGGAAACCAACACAGGTATTTACAGGCCTGGCGCAGGACGGTTTGGTGTTTCTGTGTTAGGAACTTTGAGACTTGATGTTTCTGCTACAGGTATCACCGTTACGGGATCGGGAACCTTTTCTGCGGGTGTCAGCGGAGGAACCTTCTGATGACCAAAAAGGTCTTCGCGCTCGATACCAAGCCTGGCATTCAGCGGGATGGTACGATCTTTGACAAAGAGTATTACACTGATGGCAAGTGGGTACGCTTTCAAAAGTTTGGTGGTGAGTTTGCTCGCCCGCGCAAGATTGGTGGCTATCGTGAAATCATCAACACCCTAGCAGGGCCATCAAGGGGTGTCTTTGTTGTTGTAAGAAACCTCTTCAACAACGTCTACAGCGGCTACAGTGATGA